CACATTCAATTGTTTGTTGAATCGTTGCTATATCCCAAGCAACTTTATCGATCTCACAACCAAAATGAGGTTTGTTCATTCTTGTCCAACCTAACATTCTATTGAAGGATGTGTCCTCGAGCGATCCAACGTAATATTTGCCAAATTTGGTAAATCTACGTTTAAGAAATGACATCTGTTCAAGTGGTTTCATTGACATCTCACCAGTTTTATTTGCATCTGTAGCTTCCAGATTGAGCAACTTCAACTTTTCCACATAATTAGACAGGTTAAACCAACTCATAACCTCCGGTGAAACAGTAAGGATGTTGTCATCTCCATAAACTGAACTAGCAACATGTGTCAAGAAAGCTGCATAGTTACATTTGCTTTTATCATGTTCTGCAGCAAGTTGGCACCAAATGTAATATTGGTACATCATATTAATGATACAATTGTCCGTGGCTGTAGCGGGTTGTCCTGACACCATGCCTCCTGGGCATTGCACAACTGTATCGTGATACATGATTAATGGACCATGTAACACTGAGTGCAAAGCATTTCGCGTGATGTCATCTCCTTCTGCATAATCTGGGTCATTCCACTGATAAATCTTGTTGTAGATAGAAGGAACCTTCTCAAGAAATGATTTAACGACTGTTGCATCCCACTTCTTAAAATCAATGTCAAAGCCAAACTTTGAAACCTTGGCATGATAATAATACAGTGTGTGATACTCTGTTGATGCGGCATCTATTCCAATTTTAATTGGAATATCATCATGGATGGATGTTAAAGCGGCAACAGCTCCATGAAAATACATTCTATGTGCAAGTGTGTAATCAAGAGGTGATCCCGCAAATGATCTTGAATCCACTACATCATAAATCTTCTTCTTCTTAAGAGGTTCATCTTTAAGTGAGCCACTAAATACCACAGCTGACCGATATCCTTGCTTTGCTGTTGTTATCAAAGCATCAACGGCTTGATTTAGTCTTGATCCGAAATCGTTCTTTGAAATACGAAACAAC